ACTATTGAATTAGCATTTAGCCGATTTCAAGAACAGTATTTAAAAAAGGATTGGTTTTTTACAGGGCAAAACATACAAGCTAAAAGTAGAGAGAGCAAAGCAAACCTTGAGTTTATTAATGCAAATAAAAAACATCTGCCAACGCTTGCTGAAATTAAAGCTATTTACTTACAACGCCGTGATGAATGGAATAATTCAAAACATCATGTTACAGGGTTACCTCGTATAGAAATGTATTTAGCAAGCCAAAACGAAGCTACACCAAAAGTAGAATTACACGATATCGTAGATATTTTTTGGATACAACGTAAAGAGCCGGTTACATATACTGCTTATGGCTTAACGTTTACAGAGAGCAAACAAAAATATACATATACGGTTTATGATACCAATCGCTTACCAAATATGGATTTCCATCGAAAAAATATTGATAAGAAGTTTTATATCAAGTATGATCCGGAAGACTTCTCAATGATTTATCTCTATGAAATGGATACTAAAGGAGAATTAAGATTTGTAACTGAAGCTGAAACAAAAGTAGTTGTAGTACGTGGACGACAAGAGCAGGAGGAATTTGATACACAGTATATAGCATCAGTACAAAAATTAAATGATACAGCTCGTATTACTCGTGTAGATAAAATGGATGAGATACTAAGAGAGCATGGTATGCATGCCGAAGACTATGGATTGAATGCTCCAAATGTATTAGGATTAACTAAGAAAAAGAAAACTAAAAAAGTACCTAATGATTATGGCGAATTATTAAAAGATGAAAGCGAGCTAGTGCCAGTATTAGCAAATAATTACGATGATGACATAAACCCTTATAATAAAATGTAATTCTTAAAATATAAAAATCTCAAACAAATGAAATCAACAGCCAAAGTAAACAAAGAAGCAATTAAAATTAAGCTAGTGCAATATTGCGAGCGCTATGAAAGTCAAAATAAAGCAGCTAATAGCTTAAAAGGTGTGAGTCCTGCAACAATTAGCCAAATCATAAATGATAACTGGGATTTAATTAAAACAGAAATGTGGTTAAATGTTGGCGCACAGATTGGATACTCATCCAAAGAATGGATTGCCGTTGAAACTCGAAATTATAAGTTTTTAACTCAACTCCTACAGGACGCAAAAGAAGAGGCTAATGTATTTGGAGTTACGGATGAGGCTGGATCAGGAAAAAGCTTTGCAACTGATTCCTTTGCTGAAAAAAATAAACGCACATACCGTATTGAATGTAATGAGTTTTGGAATCGTAAGCAATTCTTAGGGGAATTGATGAGTACGATTGGTAGAGACAACAGCGGATTGAATGTGAGCGAAATGGTTAATGAAATTGTTAAGAGTTTAAAGCAACAAGAAAGTCCCGTCATCATTTTAGATGAATTTGATAAGGTAAGTGATCAAGTACTATACTTCTTTATTACCCTATACAATCAATTAGAAGACTACTGTGGAATTGTTTTGTTAGCTACCGACCATTTACAGAAACGAATCAAAAGAGGGCTTAAATTGAATAAAAAGGGCTACAAAGAAATATATTCTCGTATTGGTAGAAAATTTATTGAAATGCCCGGAGTAAACTCTACAGATGTAGCTCAAATATGTATGGCAAATGGCGTAACAGCTAAAGAAGATATCAAAGATATTATTGAAGACTGCGAATACGACTTACGTAGAGTAAAAAGAAAAGTTCATGCAATAAAAAAACGTACTAACTAAAAATTTATGTCAAACAAACGAGCCATATCAGTAGATCAAATCCTTAAAATGAAGTTTGCTAAAATGAACTTTACAGGAGAGTGGTTAGCGCATATCGGAATACCTCAAAGTTCAGGTGTTTGGATTATATGGGGAAATAGTGGGAACGGAAAAACATTTTACAGCTTAATGCTTGCAAAATATCTCACTATTTTTTTTAAAGTTTTATATAATTCTTTGGAAGAGGGCGCTCGAATGACAATGCAAAGAGCTGTTATTCTAAATAATATGAAAGAAGTAGCGCGTAGATTCTCCATACTTCATAAAGAATCGATTACAGATTTAGCAATTAGATTACGTAAACCAAAATCACCACAAGTAGTATTTATTGATAGTTTTCAATATGCTGGCTTATCTAAAAAAGAATACTTAGCCTTTAAAGAAGAGTTTTCTCATAAAACATTAATATTCATCAGCCATGCAGAAGGTAAAGAGCCAGCGGGTAAAGTCGCAAAGTTTGTTAGATACGATGCAGATGTTAAAGTGAGACTAGAAGGATATAAAGCATTTGTAACAAGTAGATACGGAGGTGGTAAGGTGATGGTGATATCAGAAGAAAAAGCAAATAATTACTGGGGAGAAGTAAAAAAATAAAAACCTATATAATGAGACCAAAAACCCACAATCAACAAGTAATCATCAGAAAATTAAACATTACCCATTTACAATATTGCGAAATGGTAGAGGCTGGAGGATATATATGGCTACAAAGATATTTATCGCATGTACCTGAAGTAATAAGTCTATCATCTTATAGCCAATTATGGTGGAAATGGTGGGTTAATGAGTGGAATATCAGAGATCATCAATTTGTACTCGATGTCAGGTTTAGAAAATTGCCCGATGATGTAATTAGAAAATACTATGATGATGTCCACAAAATAAATACACTCATCATACGCCCAAATAGATGGGTAATTAAAGAGGTTGATACACTAATTAAACAGCATATAAATAACCAATTACAAATACAATAATGAGCATACTAAACAGCCAAATAAAGCAAAAGGATCTAGCGGTTATGAATTATGCTAAAGATGTATTAACACTAATAGCTAAAGAGTTGGAAATAGATATTATAAAACTACAAACTAAAGATAGAGACCGTCCATTATCAGAAGCTCGCCAAATATACTCTTACATCATACGTAATGTATCTACGGTTGAAATTTCATATCAAAAGGCTGGTAAATTAATTAATAGAGATCATGCTACAATAATGAACCAAGCACGAGTAGCCCAAGATATTAGTAAAAGCAACAAGAAATACGCTGAAAAATTAAATAAATGTGTTCTCGCTTTCCAAGAGAACTTCGAAGTAAAAGAATTCAATAATATTCCTCAATACTAAATCAATAAACAAATAAATATCATGCAAATCAAAGAACAAAAATCAACAGATGTATTTTGGATAGATGAAAAAGGTATTCAAATACCCTATAAACGTACTACCAAAGAAGAGCGTTTAAAAGAAAAGCAATCAAATAAAATAGCTGCTGCAGCTATCAAGATTCAAGAGTCGCTTTTAGAATTTAAGAAGACTTGTGCCGATGCTTGTGAGAAATCATATCAAGCAGATTTAAAAGAAGGTAAGGCTTCAAGTAAAGGCGGTTATACCTTATTTAATTTTGATAAATCCATCAAAATAGAGCGTTCAATCAATGAGAATATCACATTTGATGAGAACTTAATTGGAGCAGCTAAAGAAAAGTTTGATGAGTTTTTAAAAGAAGGTACCGAAGGTGTTGACGAAATGGTACGCGCTTTAATTATGGATGCTTTCAGCTCTAACAAAAAAGGAAAACTTGATAGTAAAAAGATCATGGGCTTACTTTCCTATAAAGAACGTATCAGCGAAAAGAAGTATCCACACTATCATGAGGCAATTAGTTTGATTCAACAATCAATCCGTAGGCCTGATAGCAAAATATACTACCGTATATGGATTAAAGATGATGTAAACCAATACCAAACAGTGGATTTGAATTTTAGTAGCCTTTAGCGGTTTGTGAGATTCCGCTTATAGGTCTCCTGTTTAATTCAACTGGTTAGAACTCTAAAAATAAATTTCACTTATTATACGGAGAATGTGGGTTCGAATCCCTCCGCAGGAGCAAAAAAAAAGATAATGAAAAAAGAAACATCAGATATTTATCAGCATTGTCCCTGTTTAAATGAACTCATTGGATTCACTGAAGAGGAGCTTTATGAAAGATATTTTAACGATATAACTTATACACAAACTATGACAACAGAAATAGCTTATATATCAGGAAAAATAACAGGATTAGTGGATTTGAATATCCCTAAGTTCCAAAAAGCTGAGGCAAAACTTATTCAAATGGGTTTTAAAACAGTTAATCCTCATAATATTGAGCATAACCATGATAAAAAATGGAACTCATACATGAAAAAATGTTTAGCAGCACTCCAAGGATGCGATTTAGTTGTAGTACTGGATGATTGGCAAAAAAGCAGAGGCGCCTGTATTGAAATATGGACTGCTGAATGGGTAGATATCCCTGTATTCGATTTAAAAACATTTACTCCAGTAAAATTAAGCTGGTGGATCAAAATAAAAATAATCCTAAACCTAATATAACCCTTATAAACCCTATGAAAATAATCTTTATCTGCTTATTCTTTATCACAATAATTGTATTAATAATAGGCTATGGCTTCTATTCAGTATACAAAATTATGGAAGATGTAGACGACAAACAAAATTCTAATTATCCTAAAAACCCAAATAATGATATACAGAAATAAACAACAAAACTCTGCACTACATGCATTAATATCTGATTTAAATATTAATGCTGAGCAAAAGGAAGAATTGGTATTTCAATATACTAACGAACGAACTACTTCCAGTAGTAAGATGCTGATAACTGAATGTCAGTCTTTAATTAACCATTTAAACTCCATTAAAAAGGGTTTTACAGCTAAGCCAAATGCTTGGAAAGAAACTCCTGCTAATACTATGCGCCGTAAGATCCTATCAATATGCCATGAGATGAAATGGACGATTAGTGGTAAGGTTGATTATGCAGCATTAGATGTATGGCTTTTAAAATTTGGAAAGTTTCATAAAAAACTTAACGATTTAACAGCTGAAGAACTACCGGCACAAGTAACTCAATTTGAAGAACTCTTAAAAAAATATTATGCTAAAGGATAAATACAATTTTAAACTAATGTTGTTTGAGGCTCAATTACTACAGGATACACTAGCCTATATGTATGAAATGAGCGGAAACACTAAAGAAGCTACTTTGATGTTACCATTAACAGTGATGCAAGTTGTACATAAGCGTTTGGTAGGTTCTTTAGCCTTTCCAAGTGAAACAATGAAGTTTCATTTAAAGAAAACAGAAGCCCTTGCATTCCATAATATGTATATGTCCGGCATCATCAAATCAAATTTTGTAACTGCTTGTATTAATAAGGAAATCCACTGTACACTATGAAAACATACCAATATTTTTCAGTAGGATTCGGTTGTAATGTTCAAGTTACCTATAAAGATGGAATAATTTATACAGTTGAGCTTGAAGATTCTACACTAGATGTAAATTCTATTGAAGCTGATAATGAAAAGTGCTGGTTCTTTATTTATGAGAAAGGCTTTTTATCAGCTACTAAAGGCAAAACAAAAGTTACCGAAATAAACCGAGAAGTAACCTTTGATATGTTTTGGGATAAATATGATTATAAAATTTCAGGTAAAGAAGAGGCAAAAAGAGCTTGGAAAAAGCTATCTAAACTAGATCAGTTACTAGCTTTTGATTATATCAAGCAATATGAAGGGCAATTAAAATTAAACCCTGTATCAAAACTATATGCATCTACATACTTAAATGCTAAACGTTGGATTAGATAAAATGGGTAAGCAACTTAACATATTTGAAACCAAATACAGCTTTAATATGGCTGAGCAAAAGGTGGGTATGTTATGCGCTGAGATTGAAAAGCTAAAACAAGAACTCCAAAAAAAAGATAATACAATTCGAACATATAAAGGACATTTTACCAAACTCAAAAACAAATACTCATGAGCAAATTTAACTTAGAAACTCAATATCAGCTTTACTTACAAAGAGTAGGATTAAAAGAACAGGATATGCATCCAATACAAAAACAACAGCTTAAACACGCCTTTATGGGTGGTATAGGGCAATTACTAATACTTCAAAGAGATGATTTAACAAAATTACATGAAGATGATGGAGCAGAAGTATTACAAAATATGCTCAATGAAGTTGGAAATTATTTATTAACCGAATCAGGTCAGCAAAACTAAACCTCATTAAAACCCAAAAATATGCTTACAGTAATTACAAAAGACACTTCAGTGCTTAACGATCAACAAGTAATCGCTACAAATGCTCGAAACATAGTTAAAGTAGGATTTCTTATTAAAGATGTTTTAAACTCAAATTACTCATGTATTCATGAGGGAGGACTATTGCATAACGTTACTCATTTTATAACTGTCAATAATTTTTTGAAAATCAAATAATATCATTAAGTACTTAAGCCGATAGGAAAGGTAGTAGGTTTCCGTCTCCCTTGGTCAGGTTTAAAAGACTGGGTATTATCGCCCCATAAATTAAGAGAAGGGGTAGTGCGACGCTACAGAGCTTAGGTACTTTAATAAAATTAATCAGATGAAAACTAAATATATAAAATGGAGTTCTGAAGGTAAATGTTTGTATTGTGGAAGAGAATCGCACGAATCAAAATTATTAGTATGTGATACGTTTATCGAAAATCCATTACCCTATAAAATAGTTTCAAACCTGATACCTAAACCAATAAAAAATACTGAAGTATTAAAACTAATAACAATCTAAAATGTCAAAATTCAATAGTTTACATCGTCAGCTCAGAATGGCTATTAACTGCCAAATGGTTTTGTTTTTTAGTGATACTACACAAAAGTATTGGGCATTACCAATCAATGTTGGTACAAAATTCAACTTCACATTAATTAAATCATTCGAATAATAAACCCAAAAATATGCTACTAGGATTTTATAAACAGTTTGTATCTCCAATAGAAATAGGTACTAAGGTATTTACGCTTCGTAAGCGTCGCAAGGTTCGACCAAAGGTAGGAGAAACCCTTTATATGTACACAGGAGGATATAATTCAACTCGTACGTTAATCAGTAATAAAGAGAAGCTAATGAGTATTCAGAACGTGAGAATAACTATTAGAGTTAAGTTATTAGATCCTATCACGCATTATGATATCTCTCCTATTAAAGGTAGTTGTTTGGGTTTCAAAACCTCTATAATTAATCACTTCAACGCAGATTATAATTTTGCATATACCAATGAAAAATATGAAACAAAAGTTTATACCATTAAAATTTATGTTGATAGACACCAATTAAATGATACAGAAATTAAGCAATTCGCTTTTTATGATGGATTTAATACTGTATTTGGTTGGGCAGATCATTGGTTAGGTAAAAAGAAAAGGATAGGAGCATTTGTTGAGATGTTCCATTGGACAGATTTAAAATATTAGAATAATAAACCCAAAAAAGCGGTGGACAGCGTTTCTGAACACAATTAAAATGGAACAAAGAATAGAATACCTAAAAGCGAATTTCCCTAGCATCGAAGATGTTATTAAAAATTCAAACCTCACTGAAAAGGAATTAGCATGGGCTAATTATTCAGGAAATAGCAGCCTATTGATAGGTGGAAGAGCAGCTATACGAAAAGAACTTGTTGCTAATTTGTTTAATACCCGATTGGATGGAACAAAATGGGTTCCTAATTGGAAAAAAAGTGAGCCTAAATGGTCTCAATGGTTTAATATGGATGCTAATACACCTTCGGGCGTCGGGTTCTCGGGCTCGTTTTACGTTTACTGGGGCTCGTACTCGGATTGCGGCTCGCGCCTTGTTTTTGAAGATGAGCAATTATCTGATTTAGCAGCAGAAATGTATCCTGAAATTTTTATCGAATCATTAACCAAATAAAAAACTAACTATGTTTAAAGAAATCACATCTTACGAAGCTGCTTGTGTAGCAATTAAAGAAGACCCAAATAATTTACCTATTGTATCACACCTTTCAAAAGAAGAGGGAGAGGATATTATTAATAACACCATGCTTAAACGAATAGTTAAAGCCGTAAATCTAAATGATGATGGAAGTGTTTATAAAGCAAATTATGTGGACGGTAGTACTAAATACGAAATGGGATTTGGTATTAGCGCTACTAAAGCTAAACCTTCGGGCGTCGGGTTCTCGTGCTCGTTTTACGATGACTGGGGCTCGGTCACGCGTTGCGGCTCGCGCCTTGCTTTTAGAAGTTTAGATAGACTTCAACACGTTCAAGAGCATTTTAAACCATTACGCGAAAAAGTGTATTTATTCTTAGATTAAATACAATAGGTTGTGCGGTGTAAGGGCTGTGAGGTTCGTTCCTTCAGGCGTCAGGTTCTCGAACTCGAATTACGATAACTGGAACTCGAACACGAATTGCAGCTCGCACCTATGCGAGATAAAATTAGCACCGTAAACCTTGCCAACATGGCAAAAAATAACACATTTTGTTCTTTAAAATATTTGTTCTATTTTTGCTCTCGATCGATAACTCTACTTCGAGAGCAATAAACGAAGAAACATAAAATAAACTAGGAGGGTTGGAGCAGTAATGCCCAACGGATTTCTACGCTCGCGTAGGGTTGTCGATCACCTCCTAGCCTTATTAATAATTAAACCTTTAAAGTCATGATCGACAACAAAGAAAACAAGGCCATGAGCCTAACAGTAACGGAAGGATTAACCGTTCAAATTATCCCACATCTCAATCACGAATTTTTAATGACAGGTAAAGAAGTTGCTAATGGATATGGGTCCAATGAGTACGCTGTACGAATGGCTTTATCCAGAAACTCTTCCGAACTCCAAGAAGGTAAACATTTTGTCAAGGGTGTAACAATATGTCACACCCTTCCAAATGCACAACCGCATCAAGTATTTTGGACTAAACGCGGTATTGTACGTTTGGGTTTCTTTATCAAAAGCAAAAATGCTAAGTTATTTAGAGATTGGGCTGAGGATTTAATCATCAATAAACTTGGCGAACAAACTACCTTATTTGATGTGCAACCAAAAGCATTACACGGTAAACGTAAGCATAACCGCTTAACAGCTGAGCGCATGATTGATATTTTACATGATGTATGTAAAATAGAAGATGCTGGGCTTAGATCAACCATCAGCAGTAAACTGAAAGGAGGCTACAATGTATAACGAAAGCGATGTAGCAGTAGCTAATATAATGGAAGCATATTTTATTAAAATGCTCAATTACCCACATATTAGCCCCAATTTTAAAGCACAAATAAGTGGCATGATAGATACAATAAACACTGTTAAAACAGAATTTAAAGAGATAGGAGGAAACAATGGTAATATATAATCACACAAAAAAGCAAATAGAAATAGTAGTTCCTTGCGAAGATTGTCCCGAAGCACATCGCAGTATTATGGAAAGCATAATGGATGCAATGTCGGCACAGGATAAGGAATTAGTAGAAGAACCAACTAACTATTGGTTACTACGTTTACTTAAAGACATGGTTCCCGATGTTGAAGAGTTAGAGCATGCTTACCAAAAATAAACTAAAGCCCCTTAAATTTAAGGGGCTTTTAAACATTAATATATTAATTTAGTACTATGAAAAAAACAATGATAATATGTTTGATATTAATATCAAATTTAAGTTACTCTCAGAGTAAGAATGCAGTTTGGCAAAAGGAATACATTAAAAAAGCAGATGTTTTTTACCGACAAGGCAATTATAGTAAGGCATTAATTGAATACAATAATGCTTTAAAAATAAATATCCCTAATAATTACGTAAAAAATAGAATCGATAGTTGTAGGTACTTAAATAATAAATTGCAAGATGAAAAGGAGCTCATATCTCAAATTACCTATAAAAATCAACTTAAATCAGATAGTATTGAGAATAGACATTGGAGAAACCAAAACTATCAGAAGAGGATGTTGCTTATTACAAGTTAGAAGCCCAAATAAGAAGCTTAACACCTCGTGGCTTAACAAGTCCTTTTTGTGATTATAGATATAATTTTGTGAAGCCTAAGATTACAAACTATATAACAAAATTTCTAAATATGAGCCAAAGCGATGATCAATCCCTCAAAAATAATATTCTTACAGATATTTATAGAGCTAATAAAGCATATTTAAAATTCGATTATAAAGTAATTGATAATGGTAGTGAAAATGTTATTAAAGGGTGTAAAATAACAGGAGATAGAATTAGTCTAATTTCATTTTTTATTGATTACTGGCCAACTAAATTAACCATTGATGACAAAAAACCAATAGGAGTTTATACCTGTCAATTTTTAGAAGATGTTATTGATTTACATCTGAATGGTGCAAATAGTTATATAGAAATAACAAAGATTAAATAAGCTAAGCCCCATAAATTGGGGCTTTTTTTATGTTAAGATTTTTTTTTGAAATATTCTGAAATAGGTATTAAATTTAAAATCGATGAGGGGTCAATTTTCTTTATTTTCAACATTTTTTGAGGATACAACTAAGCGGATAGAGGCAACCCCTCGCCCTCGCAATTTCTTCATGCCTGAACGTAACCAACACCTCGTTTATAGATACTACTATTATTGTGAACTTAAGTTCTTACGCTATGATAAGTGTTTAGAATTTATCGAAAAAGAATTCTACTTAACCGAAGCTCGCGTGATAGTTGTATTGACTGAAAACAGAGAGTTGTTAAGAAGTATCACGGAAACTAAACCTACAATTAAAGATTTAGAAAAAAAGATTCCACATTTTAACTGGTAGGTGGACTATAAATATCAGTCCATGTATTTACTGGTGCAACTGCATTACTTATTCCAATACTTGTAATAGTAGTTTCTGTATATTCTTTAGCAGCGCAATACTCTCTTATAATACAATTATAGCCTATTTCACGTATATTTAAATAACCTTCCTGTGTAGGAATGCGTTTATTACTTACACGATCCATCGGGCTAAAGTTTACACCACCTAAACCCTGTAGTAAGTTATGTAGCTTTTTTTGCGTAGCCATAAATGATAAAGCAATATCCTGATTAGTGCTTTCATTATAGGTATCACTAAGTGTATCGAATACATGAATAAAACTGAATGTGACATTTAAATCCTGAACATTACCACCCAAGGTATCGATTGAATTAACGTTAAAATCAATGAATAGGCATTCCTCAGGATAAGGATACTCTTCTTTTGGATAATTAATTTGTTCGTACCATAAATCAATATGCTTAATTGCCGGTATTGCCGGTTTAATGATAGCGCATAACTCTTTGTATGCTTCTGTCCAGTCTTGTTCTTGTTGCATGTTTAAATTTTAGTTAGTTCATTTAAAAATATTCTTTCGATGCGTTTATCTAA